CGGTTATATGTACAACGCGGTCGGATTTGTTAACGAGCTTTATTCTATCGTTGATGTTAACGTTACAATCGTGTCTGCAACTTCGACCGTTATTACTGTTGGAATTGCGACGAACTGTGATGCAACAGCGGTACTCGGATTAGTAACTGCAAATTTCTCTGTGAAGACAGCGGCAGGAGCAGCTCAAACTATTGTAGCGGCAGCGGTTTCGGCTACACCTGGACGATACACGCTTACCGGAACTGGTTTAGTTACCGGAACAGTTCAAGTTCTATCTACTTCAGAATACGAATCAGCGGCATCCAAATACGATTGCACCGCTGCATCGCCTGAAGCGAGTGTAGCAGCCGGAATAACGAAGCTCGTAGGAGTTTCGATCATCCCTGTTATTTGTCCTGGCAACTCATTACAGCTTACCAGTCCTAAATTTTTTATTGTTTCAGTTGTACATGCCATTGTTAGCAGTATTTAATTTTATTGTTAATTCGTAAAGAAATCAGTTCGACCGCATCAAGTGGCCGATTAAATATGTACGCTTCATTACCTTGCGTTGCTTCTACTCCGTGGTGCAGCATATCCCTTTGTGTATGTGGAGGTGTTCCCATATCCCCGCTCCAAGTAAAACCGAAACGTTTTAAGCGATCCAAAAACAACTCATATAGAGGGTAAAGTATTGGCTTTACTACTTCAGAATAACGATTAGGCGCATCATAGTCTTTTTTTGTTGCATCCAAAATCGCTATATTTAGATTAAAGTTAGCAAGGCCGTTTTTTATTTCTCTATTGGCAGGTAGTCGCAACGCTATCGCTGGATAAACTTTTCCTTTTGTTGATCCCTTATCACGTTCTATCATCTGTCTGTTAATTTCTACAGGAGTACCATAGAAAAAATAAGGTGATTCTAAGCCAGCCGCAATTCCCCACTTTGCCGCATCATTTGCGGATAGGTTTCGCATTGAAACTACAACCTCTTCAATCTGTTCTGGAATACTTTTTATCATATCCCAAAAGTGTTTTTAGTAGGCTGCTCTCCAAACTCAAAAGCCAGGTAATCAACGAACGAGGTAAAGGTATCGTCAAACGTATCATCGAAAGTAGTTTCATCCGCAAGATTAGTATAGTACAAATACCCGTACAATGAATTATAAGGATTGCATACACCTCCTACCTTCTCACTCCAATCGTTCCACGCTCTACAGATAAGTTGCCCCGGATCTGTTGGTATGTTGTTTTCTGTTTTCGGAGTTGATAACCCGTTAGTAGTTAATTGAGCTGCATTGTACTCTACCCAACGAGACCAGATTAAAGCCTTTAAAGCTTTAACCATTCCAAGCCAACGGTATTTTTTGCCACTAATCAAATACGTGTTACCATTCTTTAACAATAGCCATCTGTCATCTTCGCTAATAAGAGTCCAATCTGAACCTGCAACAGGCAAAACCCCTGTAGTGACTGTTAGAGATTCCCACACATCGTTCCCATACTCATATTGTCTACCAATGACAGTGGCTACCGTTGCCGAATAAACATACCCAGGTAACCCACTTGTAAAAGCATCGTAAAGGTTATCGCCCAAAACTTCTTTTAAATGTACCTCCTCTTCTGCCTCAATAAAGTCGGCAAACTCTTCTGCTTCCCCCGTTGACATTGAAGGAAGCTTGTAAGGAAGTACGTTGAAGTCTTGAGCGGTAACGAACATATTTTTATTCGTAGGAAACCCACGCTTTAAATCTTCCAACCATTGTCCCCGTTCCAGCCCACGTAATCTTATAGGCTTTCATTTTATGCGCTCCAAGATACCAAAGTTTGGCCTGTGGAGCTGCATACGTTCCAGCATCGGTAACCGTGTATGTAGTGATAGTTGGCGTACTAGTTGCGTCTGTTAGAGCAGTCCAGTTTACCAAGTCATTAGAGCCATATAAAGTCATTGTGCCACCTAATGTTCCACTAGTCTTTGTAATCAACGCCTGAATAGTATTAGCTGACTTTGACGTGAAGTTGATCAAAAGATCACCAGTGCCAGTATTTGTAACCACCACGGAATCTACACTTGAAGTAAGTGTAGTTTTCATTTTGATTGAGTTGGTATAACCGGTTGTTGCAGTTAACTGTGCATTCGCTGAGAAGGCTACCAACCCAACGAATAAAAGTATAATTAACTTTTTCATGATTACGCCAATTTTAAATCTTTTGCTTTCTTGCCTAGTTCCGGATCTGTAAACTTTCCGATGATCTTTACCTTGCCGGCTTGTGCCAACTTGATAGCGTTCTTTTCGCCTACATGAAACTTCTCACCGTCATCATGGTAAATATCACCCTCCAAAGATTCAACCTCGATAGAGTGAGACACAGACGCGTCCTTGGCTACTTTAAAAGTAGTTGCAGGAGTCATTGTCTTTGATTCGAGTTTTTTCTTCAATGCATCGTTTTCTTTTTCAAGAAGGTCAAAGGCATCGAGTTTTTCCTTTTGTTCTTTCGTTAATTCCATTGTGTTCTATTTTAAAATGTTTGAATTATACAGACGCGATTTGTGAACGGATGTCCGCGAAGTCATCGTAAACGAAAGCCTGTGCATCATTCTCGCTGTGGAATTGGTGGAAACGAGTTTCACCAATTACAGTGATCAAGTTTTTTGTAAGGTCATCGTTTTCCAATCCCCACTTGATAAAGAACGCCTCGTAGATTAAAGTCTTCAATGCGCCAGGAGCGAATGCAAACACATTACCTACAGTAACGTTGTTATCTTCTACAAGCGTAGCACCGGCAACAACTTGACCATTGGAAGAAACGAAAGGAGGCAAAACATACTGATCGTTTTTATCCTTAGTCATTTCCATGTTAGCCAAATCAATCGGATTGATTGCCATGATAATAGCCTCATCGATGAAGTTCACACGCAACTGAGTAACAACCGCACGTAAAGCGTCAGAAATTGAAGGATTAACCACAGATATACCGGACAAAGTATACCCTACTGAGAAGTTTCTTAAGCCTGCTGGATAGGTTCCTGTAGCCGCTTGAGTACTCATCAAAATTGAATTCACTTTCTTATCCAGATCGTATTTCAATTCAGCTTGCACATAGCTTGTGAACCCATCAACATCGGTAAGTAATTCAGTTGCCATTTTCATTGATACACCGATTTTCTTAGGTGCTGATTGCTCAACCTCCAAAGTAAACGATATACCTGGCTTTGCTACACCTGGGGCAATGAAGTCAGCACTACCAGTATCGGCAGGGCGTTTCTTGTTAACCCAAGGGAATGTTAACAACTTGGTTGATCCTTTGGCAATCAAATCCCAAAGTGTAGGTTTAACTCTGCGAACATCGAAAACGGGTTGCCCCATTCTGATAACATCAGCAGCATTCAAAGTTACCGTGTCACTGATCGTTGATGCCGGAAGCATCGGAGAAACAGCGGCACGAATCGAAAGCGTAGGTAAATCACGACTTTCTCCACTCAATACTTTTTCGATTTGAGTTTTGTTAGTAGTCATCCAAGCCTCAACCTGAGAACGAACGGAAAGACCTTGAGCAGGTCCGTTACCTTTCATTTTCATTGTCTGAACTTCGTCACCGATCTTTTTAAGGATTGAACGTATCCCCTTTTCATCAGCACCGAGCATTTCTTTCAGTTGAGCAATGGCAGTCTCATCAATCCCCTCGATCGATTTAACTTGCTTCATTCGAACCTCAAGTTCTTTTTCAAGTTTCGTTTTGTCTATCGCATCGGGATTTTCTTGAATTCTCTTTTCGAGTTCTTCAAAAAGCTTAAGCGTATCCCCGCTAAGACCATCTTTGTTGATCTTCATTGTTTTTAATTTTTAAATTGTGAAAAATCTATTTTAAATCCGCCAATTGCTAACTCATCAGGCGGCTTTGTTTCTTTGAGTGTTTGCAATAATGCATCCGGCTCAAGATCGTAAAGTGCGTTGTATCTTGTTATCAATTGTCGTAATTCCATTTGTTTTGTGCGTGGCAAGTTCTTTGCAAACTCTTCAATATCCATACGCACGTCCTCACGTTGAGCGCTCAATTGCTCAACTGATCTTACCGCAAAGGTTTCTTTCTGACTTCCGTAACTTACTACAGACCCTTCCCATAAATCAACTTCTTTCATTATCACCGTGTCTGTAGCTTCGATATATTCCATCTTATCCCACACGTATAAGAATCCGTACGAGAATTGATTCAGTGTACCACTTCTGACCTGGGTAATTGCGCGATCTCCTAACGGTATTTCATCTATAGCCGCTTCAAAATATAATCCATACTCATCTTCTGAAAGCATAGTGAACTGTCCTATTGGCTCACATAAATCATGGAACCAAAGGAATAAAGCTTTCTGTTTTGCTTGTGACGATGGTCCGCGCTCTTGAATTGATTTTGCAAACGCTCCTTTTATTGGCGCTGTTCCTCTATCATCCTTCTCGCCAAACACCGCCAAGTAGCCTTTGATCATGCGATCATCGGTTATAGAAATCCGGTAATCAAGTTTTTTACCCAAGTGAGCAAACGAACTTGTTACGTAGGTTCCTGCCTGACGTTTCTGAAGCTCTGCTATTTTTGGATGTAGTGTTTTCATGCTGCTATTGGTTCTGGTGTTGCAACTTCTATTTTTATCTGGCTTTTGTATAGGTCACCACCTTCAACAGTATCGTAACCCATAGCAGTGCGCCATTGATTTTTTGTTATCAGATCGTTATCGTATTCAATTAGGTAGGCATCATTCTGCGCCTTTCGTGCTTCTGCTTCTGTCTTTTTATCGACTTGCAAACAAGGAACGGCAGTAAAATCACATTTTATAATAGCGTTGTTGTCTTTAGATTTAAAGAACTTGTTGTAAAGTGAAAAGTCTTTTGTGCTGTTTGGTATAATGTTACTTGTGTATGCGTTCTTTTCTGCGTTAGATCCATTGGCCGAGTAAGCGGAATCACTCATCTCGTAAAGTATGTAAGGGAAATTAAACCGGTGGCATATTGCTTTCTCGCCTGCTATTACTGTTTCTTTTGTGCCCAATTGCTTAACATCGTAGCTCATGGGATTCCAAACTGCTGGTGACATACTTATTACATACTGATACTGACTCCAACTCAATCCGTATGCCTGTAATTGATTTTGTAAATCCAGCTTTTCTTTTGGCTGCATTGGCAAAATAGAACCCATTCCGTCTTTTCCTCCGTTCCCAGAAATAAAACCTAACGGCCCTTTCTTCCTGAGTAACACATTATCAGCTTCCATCGCTGCACAAATATTTGATACTGCCATATCTAAACCGATCATCCGAGACCTTGGCAATAAAAATCCTTTTGATTCGTCCTGAAGGAAACTATCTGTTAGGATGATTAATTGATCTTTTCTGAAGTTGACACGATTGCCGCCAGGTATGTCACAGTAAAACGGAGTTTCTAAATTTCCTTCATTGACTCCAAATAACCATGGTGGCAAGTTGATCATCTTCGAATAAATCCATTCCATTCCAACGGGTGACATTGGGAGTACAGGACAGTAACCGAAAACCCTTTTGTAAACTAATTGTTGACCCCTGAAATTCTCCCATCCCTGCATTTCGTTAGGTTGTGAAAACATTGAGTTCATGTCTTGCGCCCATGTTCCTGTAGCGTAATCATTCGCCCCCTTTCCTTTGGCTCTTAATATCTCAACAACTCCTAAAATAAAATAATCTTCCCAAATTTGGAAAGTTTCTTTGTATGGTATAGTTTTATACCAAAATCAAGGAAATTAATGCAGATATTCTTTTCTGTCCTTTCCGCTATACTGG